CTGCAGCTACGTGGTAGAGGGGTTAACCCTCGTTTTGTTGACTAGCTTAACACCCGCGTCAGTGGGTGCTCAGGTTCGTCGTGGTTAAAGCTACCGTTCCACCGGGAGGTGAGTCGGTTCTTTAATACGACGCGGGTAACCCCGCGAAGGACAATGTTGCCTTTTTCAATACCATCCAAAACCATCATATAGCGAGTAAGGTTGTAACCTTGCTCATGCTTATAACGTTTGTTTCGGTTCGGTACTCTAAGAAGCAGCTCTTTGTAACCATAAGCTTGTATTGCATTATCGGTTGTTTGATATAAACCGTTTTGCAAAGCCCATGAAAGAGGAACCCTAAGACAGCTCTCGAAAGAATCTGTCACAAGGTCTTCTGCTTCACGGTGCGTAAACAAGGGCTTCTTCTCTGCGAGACACTGATTGAAAATCGATGTCACCGTAGCGAAGTGTAAAGGCCCTGGAAGCACTAACGTACGAGGTATACTTGTAAAACAAAAAGTATACGCATTGTACGGAATAGGACGCCGACTGTTTAGTGACTTATAGACTATTGAATTAGCCACAAAGTGCACATCACGAAGCGTCTTAACTTCCCTTTTAAGGAAGAAAGGGCGAACATCAGTACCGTTGAGATAATCTTTTCCACACGATTCCTTGAATGGTCCCGTGAGAAATGTTTTATCTCGATTAATGGCAAACCCATAAAACTTGAACGTTTTAATTACTTGCTCAGCGATTTCCGCTGGGCAAATAACGTCATCACCATATACACTAACGCGGTTCGCAAGTTCACTTTCATCATGTCCTAGGACAAGATAAGTTGAACGAGCTAATGCATAGAATATTAGTGATTCAAGTTCAAAGGTAAAACCATTCCCCATAGAGGAGAACTTTTCATATCTAACCTGTTCCGTCGATTTAGTACCTATGGTTAGGGTACCAGACGGGCTCCGAAGAGCAGAAAGGTAATTAAACCAATCTGCAGGAATCAATTGTCTAACGGTTTCGATTGACAAGGTATCCGAGGCCATACGTAAATCTATGGTACTTAACTCGGGAATACTTTGCAAAGACGCAACTTTAGCTAAATATTGATTTTTTGACTGCGAGTTGAGGTTAACGCCCCACACTTTTAGTCTCTTTTTTAGATATGAACCTACCCCAAGTTGCAGCATTAAGTTGCCGCCTGGTTCGATCGCAATTGCGCGATCTTCAGTAGCGTTCTTCGGTACAAAAGTAATGCGATTTCCATCCAGGTGATGTATCATCCTGGGTAATACATGGAGATCTGATGATAATGAGCGAACGTCACACGGGTATGGCTGACCAAATTTACTTTGGCCAACCTCCATCCAGTGCTGGTTCTTACTTATCATCCCGCAGGTATAAAATCGAGCAGACCTTGTACAACCGACGGATCGGTTATACTTAAAATATGCCGTCGTTTCTGACGGTAATTGGTCGTAGAAGGTATTAA